TATTGAAAAGTTCATTGAGTATAACTTGGTGGATGTGGAGTTGGTAGTTGAGTTTGACCAAAAACTTCAGTTCATTGATACCGCTAGAGGTATCTGTCACGCTGGGCATGTTCCTTATGAAGATTTCGTTTACTCTTCAAAGTATTTGGAGGGGGCTATGTTAACTTATCTAAAACGAAAAGGTATCGTAGCACCTAACAAACCTGCGGATAGACAAGAACGAATGCAGGCACTTAGGGATAACAATGAAGAGAAGTTCATTGGGGCATATGTAAAAGCACCTATTGTTGGAAAGTATGAATGGATTTATGATTTGGATTTAACATCTCTATATCCATCCATCATTATGAGTATCAACATCTCACCTGAAACCAAAGTTGGAAAGATTGAAGATTGGGATGCTCAGAAATTTATCAAAGGTGAGGTAGCTGAATATAGAGTTGGTGATAATTATATAACCAAAGATAACTTACAAAAGTTATTGGAGAAAAGTAAATACTCAATCGCTTCCAATGGTGTAATGTATAGAACCGATAAGCCAGGTTGTATTCCTGATATTTTGGACTTGTGGTTCTCACAAAGGGTTGAATTTAGAAAGTTGGAAAAGAAGTATGGAGATGAGGGAGATAAAGAAAAATACGCATTCTATAAGAAACGTCAGTTGGTTCAGAAGATTCTACTTAACTCTCTTTATGGTGTGCTTGGTCTTCCTGCCTTTAGGTTCTATGATGTTGATAATGCTACCGCTGTTACCACAACGGGACAGACGGTTATTAAGAGCACAGCTGATATGGCTAACATCAAATACAATAAGGAGCTTAATACTCCTAATGCTGACTCTAACATATACATTGATACTGATTCGGTATTTTTCTCCGCAGTTCCCCTTTTAGACCATCGTAAACCTAATTGGAAAAACGAAGAGCAAGATGTAATTGCTGGTTATGTGAATGAGATTGCTGGTGAAATGCAAGATTACCTAAATAATTTCTATGATATCTTAGGTAAGAAAGTATTCAACATTGATAAACACCGATTTGAGATTAAGAAGGAATTCGTATCCAAAGCTGGTATTTGGATTGCTAAGAAACGATACGCTCAATGGATTATTTCAGATAATGGTGTACCTGTTGATAAGTTGGATGTAAAAGGATTGGATGTTGTTCGTTCTTCATACCCAGCCGCATTCCGTAAGTTTATGGGTGAGGTTTTGATTGAAATCCTTAGAGGTGATACGGAAGAGCAACTTACCAATAAAGTATATGATTTCAAAAAAGATTTGGTAAATATGGATGTGGTAAAGATTGCTAAAGCTGGGGCAGTGAAAGAACTATCCAAATACCTACCAAAGAAAAAGGAACAAACTGCAATGTTCCAATTCAAAAGTGGAACTCCGGCTCACGTAAAAGCAGCAATTGCATACAACCAACTACTAACCCACTTTGGGTTGGATAAACAATATGAACCACTAAAAGATGGTGATAAGATTAAATGGGTGTATTTGAAACAAAATCCATATGGTTTGGATGGTGTAGCTATGAATGGTTACAATGACCCAAAGGAAATTATGGATTTGGTAACTACCTACATTGATTATGATAAAATCTTTGAAAGAGAACTCCTAAAGAAATTGGAAGATTTCTACGGAGCATTAAATTGGGGTGAAGTTTTATCCTCAACCAAAACGGCTGAAAAGTTTTTCGCATTTTAATTTGGTAATGTGAGAAATAATTCGTATATTTGTAAACAATTAAAAAATAAACACTAAAAGTAAATTATGGAAAAAGTAAAATTCGATGGTTTTATTAACCGCTACAACCTTGGTGGAGAGGTTGAATCGGTAATGATTAAATCTGATGATACAAACCTTTCGGTTCGTATGATTTCAGATGACAAAACTCTTTTGGGTGATGTTACAGTAACTGAATCTGAATTCCCAAATGGTGAGTTTGGTATCTACACTACATCTCAGTTGAAAGGGTTGTTGAGTGTATTGGATAATGGTATCTCAGTAGAGGAAGTAACCGGTGCACTTAAATTCTCAGATAAGGGAACTAAGATGCAGTATATGTTGGCAGCTCCTTCAGTTATTCCAGCAGTACCTGATTTGAAGGCACTTCCTCCTTTCAATGTGGATATTACATTGGATAATGAGTTTGTAAACAAATTCATCAAATCTAAGGGTGCTTTGGCTGATGCTGATACATTCACATTCACTTGTAAAGATGGTAAGGGAGAAATCATCTTAGGATATTCTTCAATCAACTCTAACCGCATTTCAATCACTGTTGATTGTAAGTGTGATGGTGATGTTCAACCAATCGCTTTCTCAGCAAAGTATTTGAAAGCAATTTTGATGGCTAACAAAGGTTCATCAACATCATCATTGAAAATCTCTTCACAGGGTTTGGCACATCTAAACTTTGTGGATGGTGAATACACATCACGATACTATTTAGTAGAAATAAAGTAGGAAAAAATTTTAGAATAACCAAGTTAAAGTAACATTATGAGTTTTTGGGATGTAGAAGAAACAAAGCCAGAATTCGTATTTGAAGAAGCTAAACAAAAGCTGATTGAGAATATGGATTACCTTATGACAATGAGTGTAGAAGAGCAAACCCTCTACAAAAAGTGGGTAGAATTGCAAGAAGATTCTATGCTCAGAGATAAATCCCAAATTGCCTCTTTGTACGATATCCAATGGAAACCAACTGATATCAATAATAAGGAACTAACCATCAAAGAAATTGAAGAGTTGGAACCTTATGTTGAAATCGTTGATGATGATGCTAGAGAATCTACAAAGTGGACATATCTTCGTAAGATGATTCACACAATGAGTTGGACAGCTAACCCTGGCCGAAATGTGAAAATCTTTATCAAAGATAGAAAGAGTGGTAAACTATTAGGTTTAGTATCACTCGCTTCAGATGTTACCGCAATGGCTGTTAGAGATAATTACATCGGATGGACTAAAGAAGATAAGTTCCAAAAGGGGAAGTTGAACTACACAACTATCGCTTCCACTATTGTTTGTACCCAACCATTAGGTTACAATTTCTTAGGTGGTAAGTTGACAGCAATGATGACTACTGTGCCTGAAGTACGAGAGTATTGGAAAAAGAAGTATGGGCAAACATTGATAGCTGTGGGAACAACTTCCCTATATGGAATTCATTCTCAGTATAATGGTATTCCTCACTTCAAAACTTTGGGAGAATCCGCTGGTAAGATTGCAATCAAACCTGATGATGAGTTCTATGACCCTTGGCACCAATGGTTGAAAGAGAACCGAGCTGAGTGGTACGAAACCGCAATCACAAATGAACGAATTCGAAATGGAGCGAATATGGGAACTGGTGAAGGTGCTAGTGGACCTGTAAGTGGTATCAAACAAAAGATTTTGGGACAAATTTTCAAAGAGTGTGGTATCAAAGCATCCGATTATCACCACGGATTCAAAAGAGGTGTTTATTTCGCTCAAATGTATGAGAACGGAAATGAATTCCTTTGTAGTAAAATTGAAGAATCAGAATTGGTGATGAAGAAGAAGTTCGCAGATGGTGTAGATTACATTAACAATTGGTGGAAAAGACAAGCAATCAAACGATACACCACCTTACACAATGAGGGTAGATTGAAACCTGAAGATTTATTCTACATTGATGGTATTGGAATGAGTTGGGAAGAATTTAAGCAAAAACGATTGTCTGAAGTAGGACGATAAAAAATAAAATATGGCATTTTTCGAAGAAACAAAAAACGAACAAGTAGATAATTCACTTTGGGTTGAGAAGTATCGCCCAACTGTATTGGAAAACTATGTAGGTAACGAACACCTTAAATCAAAGGTTGAAGGTTATTTAGAAACTGGTGATATTCCTCACCTACTTCTTTATGGTAGAGCTGGTACGGGTAAAACCACATTGGCTAAGTTGATTGTAAAATCATTGGATTGTGATTATATGGTAATCAACGCATCGGATGAGAACAATGTGGATACAGTCCGTAATAAAGTGAAAAACTTTGCATCTTCAATGGGATTCAAAAAGTATAAGATTATTATCTTAGATGAGTTTGATTATATGTCTCAGAATGCACAAGCGATTCTTCGTAACTTAATGGAAACTTTCTCACAACACTGTCGATTCATTTTGACTTGTAACTATGTGGAGAAAGTAATTGAACCAATCCAATCTCGTTGCCAAACTTTCCAAATTGTACCTCCAACTAAAAAGGATGTTGCAGTTCAAATCTCAAAGATTTTGGGAAGTGAAAGTATTAAGTATGAACCAAAAGATTTAGTTCCTATTATTGATGCTGGTTATCCTGATATTCGTAAGATTATCAATACTTGCCAAATGAACTCAATCAAAGGTGAGTTGAAAGTAGATACTCAGAATCTTTTGGAAAACGATTACAAAATGAAAGTTTTGGATATCCTCAAATCAAATGATGATAAACGAAACAAATATATGAATATGAGACAAACAATTATTGATAGTAGGGTTACTGACTTTACTGAATTGTTTACTCTCTTATATGATAAAGTTGATGAGTTCGCTCCAGCAAATACCGCAAATGTGATTATCGCATTATCGGAAGGGCAGACAAGACATTTCCATTCTATTGATAAGGAAATTCCAATGGCAGCAACTCTAATAGAAATCTTAAATTTAATCTAAAATGGCAAAAATAGTAGGAATGAATGGTGGTGGTAAACCACAAAAACCATCCAACGAATCAGCACAAATGGGACAACCTCAAATTGATTTGGGTAAATCTAAACCATTGGTATGTGAACATTGTGGTTACGATACTTTCGTAACTGGTGGTAAGTTCCGTAGAATCTCAAAACTCCTAACAGGTACAGCGCAGGATGTTATCGTTCCAATCGATGTATTCCTTTGTGGTAATTGTGGAGAGATTTCACAAGAACTTATGGCACCTGAGTTGAAAGCATTAGAACAATTAGATAAACAACGAGCAGAAGAAAAAGAATAATGGCTGCTACCCTCTTCGACCATATCACACAAATAACCAATGTTCAAAACGCAAAGTATTGGGATACATTGGATGAATCGGATAAGAAAACATTTTCCAACTATATGGTTCTTCGTTTCTTATCTATGAAATATGAATGGGTAGAAACCATTGCAACAGTCCAACCATATCTGCAAGAGGTTCCACCTAAAGCAATGTATTTGGCTCTAATTGATTTACTTCCAAAGGGTAGACACTTTATGAAGTATATGAAGCCAAAAACTGCTGATAAGTATGAAAGTTGGTTAGTGGAGTTGGTAGCAAAGCATTATATGGTATCTAAATCAGAAGCTGAGGATTATCTAAAGATTCTATACCTAACTAAGGATGGTAGGGAACGAATCATTCAGTTATCAGAAGATTACGGAACTGACCCAAAGGTAATTAAAAAACTAAAATTAAAGGTATAACAATATCAAATTTTTTATAAAAAAGTTGGGATTTCATTTGGATTTCTCAACTTTTTTTTGTATATTCATAGTGTAATTGATTTGATATGACAAACTCTGAGTTAAAGAAGTTATTAAAAGAAAAATTAAAAGATTTTCAACTATCCGAATCATATGGGCATAGAGCTGTTGGCGATAAGTTGGAAGCTGATACTGTTGATATCTTAAAGGAGATTTTACCTAAAAATTTAGTAGAAGCTAAAAGTAAAAGAAGTATTGATGATTTTACTTTGGTATTTGATGGTAATATCAATTTATTTGATACCAAATCTCACTTTGTGCAAGAAACCGATGGATTCTCAATGCCAAACCTAATTTCGGTTAAACGATTAAAAGATGTGTTAGAAGATGATTCAAAAACTCTTTCTTATGTATTTATTGATTACAAAAGAGAAAATGGGAATGTATTGATTGAAGATATTCATATTAAATACATTTGGGAGTTAGATTGGTCAATTCTTTCAATTGGAGCATTAGGTAAAGGACAACTTCAGATTAAAGATGCTAACAAAGAATTGATTTTTACCGATATGGGTAAAGATGCTTGGTTTGAGATTCTAAAAACAAAAGTTATGGAGTTTTATACCAAACAAATTATAAAAATCGAAAAAGAAATGAAATTGTGGGAATAATATTTCCTCGGTTTGGTAAATCCAATCTTTTTTCGTATATTTGTATAACAAAAGTAAAGTTATGGCTAAAGTAAGTTTTTCCCAATATTCAATGTACTCAACTTGTCCTCGTCAGTATAAGTTGGCATATATCGATAGGTTGGGTGAATCATCCGCCAACATTCATACAATCTTTGGCACTTCCATTCACGAAACAATCCAACATTTCCTTTCGGTGATGTATGGTGTTTCTAAGAAACAAGCAATGGAAATCGATACCGATAAATTATTGTTGGACTGGATGCGAAAAGAATATACCAAAGAAACTGAAAAGTTGACAGAAGGTACAATTTGTACTCAGTTGGAATTGGAAGAGTTCTATGGTGATGGTAGACGGATTTTGGAGTGGTTTAAGAAACACATTGATAAATTCTACACAAAGACTGGATTTGAGTTGGTAGGTATTGAGATTCCTCTTAATGCTAAAATCAAAGAAGGTGTTCACTTCATTGGATTTGTGGATATTGTGATGAAAGATTTATCAGATAACTCTATTATCATCATTGACTTAAAAACATCAACACGGGGTTGGAACAAATACCAAAAAGCGGATAAGTTTAAGAACGCTCAAATCGTTCTTTACAAAAAATACTACTCAGAACTATTCAATGTTCCATTGGATAAAATCAAAGTGGAGTATCAGATTATGCGTAGAAAGTTATTTGATGAAGCTCCTTTCCCAATTCCACATATGTCAAAACACATCCCTGCAAATGGTAAACCAACTGTAAACAAAGTTTATAGTGAGTTTATGAGTTTTGTAGATGAGGTTTTTGATGATGAAGGTAAGTTTAGGGATATCGAATACCCCAAAACGCCGGGTGATGGTAAAAAGAATTGTAAATTTTGTGAATTCCTTCATAGAGGGATTTGTGATGGGAAACC